AATGTTGGTATTGGTGGTTCAACTATTGAACTTGTATTCCCTGAAAATTACTTCTTTGATGGTTATATCATTGTAGGTGAGAAGAATGAGGAATATCCCTTTAGGATTTTGGAAGAGCCTAGAGTTGAAGGTACTTACTATGTTTATAAAGTAGAGTTAACTGGTAAGAACAAAAACAATGGTGTTCCTGGTGAGGAATTAGTTGGAGGTAAGAGATTCTCTGATGAATATGCTCCTGTAGAAAGAGAGATGAGTAGAAAAGTTGGTGATAGACTGAGAATATTTTATGTCACCCTATTCCAGTAATGGATAGTTAAAAAAATGGGCAAATTAGGTGGAACTACCTATTAAGGTACAATACCTAGCTAATGCATTCCTAACTAGAATGCACAGTGTAGAGAGTAGGAAATGAGGATAAAATAATTATCTAATGAAAGGATATATTTATAAAATTACCAATAAGGTAAATGGAAAGTCCTATATTGGACAAACTAGATATACTGTAGAATTTAGATGGAAACAACATCAATTTAAAAAAGATAATTGCCATTTTCATAATGCAATTAAAAAATATGGTGCAGATAATTTTACAGTAGAAATCTTGGAAGAATGTGAATTTGAAGACTTAGATAGTAGAGAAATATTTTACATTGCTAAATATGATACATTTAACAATGGATATAATTCTACTATAGGAGGAGATGGTAAAAGAAAGATAATTTCTGATAATCAATATGATGAAATAAAAGAGCTTTATTTATCAGGATTTAGTGGATATAAAATCTCTAAATTATATAATGTAGATAAAGCTACTATTTTAAAGATTTTACATTCTATGAATGTTAAGATAAGAAATAATAATCTTAACATAAATCATCAAGAATTTTTAGAACTTAAAAGGGATTATGAAATTGGATATTCTTTAAGAGAATTATCTAAAAGATATGATTGTAGTCCAACAGGTTTGAAAGAATTCTTAGAAAAAAGAGGTGTTGATCTTAGAATTAGATATTCTATTCTGAAAGACCAAGAAGCACAAAATAATTTAATAAATGATTATTTAGATGGAAAATTAAAATTGTCTGAAATAGAATCTAAATATCATTGTAGTTATGCAACTCTTTTAAAAATCCTTTCATTACATGGTATAAATAAAGGAAAGAAACATTTTAAAATGACTTCAGAAGAATGTTTAAATGCTATTAAAATGTTTAATGATGGAAAATCTGTTAAAGAGATTTCTCAACATTTTGAAGTAGATAAAGGAACTATATATTCTTTATTTAAAAGATACCATGTTAATTATTTGACAGTATAATTTTCCCAAGAGTGTCCACTTCCTAATAGGTAATGCTAAGGAAGAAAATGTACTCCAAGTTGCCTCAAAAAGAGGTTTCTCAGATAAAGAGCTGAGAAAGTAAAAACTAGGTAAGATATGCTACTCCATTCTCTATGAGAAATGAGTTCTCCACTATTAGAATTTCTACCAAAGTGGCAGGTAATAAGATGAATAGAAAACTTGAAACTGGAATTCCTGTAATGACTAAGGAAGGTAAAGTTCAAGTAAATAAAATGTGGATTCATCAAGTTGACTGGACACTTGAGGAACAATTTGCTAAAGATAAGTCACATGTATTGATGTATGGAGTCTCTAATAGAGATGAAAATGGTGAATACTATGACTTTGGTAAGTCTGGTAATGTAATCAAGATGGGTGCAGGTATCAGGGAACAAATGAGTTATGGTAATGTTGTTTACTATAATAAATTTGATCTTAAACTATTGGAGAAAGCTCTAGTAGATTTGTCTGTATCTAAACTTGATATGAAAGACAGGAAATTTATCATCAGAACTGGTGAATATGGAGCAATTCAGTTCAATAAAGCAGTTCTTGATGTTGTATCTGGATGGTCAGCATTCTCTTATTTGAGAGGTAGTGATCAACCTGGTATTATCTCTAAAGCTAACTCAAATCTGCATCAAACTGCATTGACTGCTGGATTCCAGTTTGTTGGTTATAGAGCTCCTAACAATGTAGAAGTATTCTTGGAAGTTGATCCATTCTATGATGATCAAGTAAGAAATAAGATTCCACATCCAGATGGAGGTGTAACTGAGTCTTACAGATATGATATCATGTACATTGGTTCTACTGAAGAACCTAATATCCAGATTGCTAAGATCAAAGGAGAAGAGGAACATAGAGGATACCAATGGGGCTTTAGAAATCCATTTACTGGTCAAATGAACAACAACAATATGTCATTTGATGAAGACTCTTGTGTAATCCATAAGATGGCTTCTTTAGGAGCATTTATTTTGGATGCTGAGAGAACTATGAGTTT